ATCGGGTCCTGGGTTGTGGGGTCCCCCAACGTGGACTCCGTGCCAAAGCACACCAGGTGCCTGTCTGGTGTAGACACCAGCGCAAACTTTGATTTAGTGGGCGCGCCTGAGATGGCCGTGGCCCGCGTGCCAATGCCCGAGCTGGGGTCCCACTCATAAATGCCGCCGTCAACCAGCTGCAAGATGAGTATTTGGCCAAAGTTGTCAAATTGCCAGACCCTGGCGAGCAGAGACAACGCAGCAGAGGCAGGTCGTGGCGTGCCCCAGGTGCTCAGGCCCCAAGTGCCTGTGCCCCAGCCAAAGTCAACGAAGCTGACGTCACCACCGACGTTGATCTGGTAGGTCGCTGTGGCCGTGCCGGCCGCTGCTGCCGTGGAGGTCGCTTGGGTCGGGGAGATGATAGTGTAGTGATCAGGGTCAGGTACATTTTGAATCTCAAACTCATTGGTGAGGTCAGCATTAGGAATACCTCCAGGGTTGCCAGTGACGCTGCTGAACTTGACAAAGTCTCCTTCAGTTGCGCCATGGGCCACGTCATTGACAGTCACTGTGGTGAGGCCATTGGTGGTGTCAAAGGTACATGAGCCCGTGGCGCGAATAGGAGTGATGTCGGACCACGCGCCACCATAGAACACATAGACCTTGCGGTTTGTTCCAAGGGCCGCGTAGGGTGATCCGTCGAGCGCGTTCCAGGTAAAGATGTCACTGACGGAACCCACGAAGTTCACTTGCGTGTTGCCGAACTGCGTCCAGCCGCCTAACTTCTCGGGCAGGCCGTAGCGAAAGCGTATGTAGTCGCTGTCTACCCAGCCACCTTCAGCGCCGTATTCGGTATTCTGCTTGTCAACACCAGGCTTTAAAAACAATCGCAAGAGGGCCATATTTAGCCCTTTGCTGCACGCATGTTGTCAACAAGATTGGGGTATGGACGGCCTGCTTTCTTGGCTGCGGCCTTGGCGGCAGACTTCTTTGCAGGCGTCAAAGCCTTGGGTTTTCCAAGGCTCTTGGGGCGTTTTTTGTCCCATACAGGGGTATTTTTCATGTTACACGTCTCCATTCAGGTTTGCCGTCGCCACGGCTGAAATGCGGTGTGTCAACGAGTTTTAGACCATTTCCGCCCCAAGAATTCAGTGGATGCAGACTTTCCCAGTATGCCCCCAATGGGGCCAAAACCTTCTTGTCGTATACCAATTTTCCGTCGAGGAAGAAGTTGAAGTCAACTGCTAAACGCTTTAAATGCAACGAGTTCATCGTCTGGCTGCGGCCAGTCTTGACATAAAGGGCCTGCTGCTCGGCAGTGCGGTACAACTCGCCTGGTGTAACCATAAAACCTTGCGCAGTAGCAAACTTCACCAGTTTGCCCATGTCAAGCAGGAAAGCAGCTTGTTCTTGGCTCAGGCTCATTTGCTGCCCCCGTTGGTAAGCTGTTTGATGGTCTCGTCCTTCTCTTTGGAGCCACGTGTGGTGCCAAACTCAAAGGAGTAAATGTTGTCCAGGTAGCCAAGGAATCGGCCCAGGACAAGCGTAAAGATGCCCTTGACGTATTCGTTGATGTCCTGGTCTTTCCAAACGATCCAGACCAGGAGAGCGACCATGCACACAGCCAAGAAGAACATCACGTTGGCACGGTTGTTGGTCATGCCGCGCTTGATGAACTCTACGTCGCGCCCGCGTGCAGAATCACGGTCCTTGACCTCCTCTTTAAAGGCCTCCAGATCGAGCTTGTTGTCCTCAATGCGAAGGCGAAGCAGCTCTTCTTCGTGATCCATTTCGTACTGGCGCAGTGTCAACAGGTCCTTGTCGGACATGTTGGGCTCGATCTTGACGCCGGTCTTCTCCTCAACCCATTCCTTGCCCTTGGCCATCACGGCATTGCCGATCAGGCTCAGGCCCTGGGACAGGAGGGGTGCAAGAAGTGCAGGAATCATGGCTTACCCTTTCAGGTCGAAACTTAAATTGGGGTGGCGCGGATACTGCACAACGCGTTCACCCTCAGGGCATTTGTATTTAATCGTTGCCAGCAAGGTGGCTTTGCCGCTGGTAACCTTTTCTTTGCCTACCATTGTCAGTTCATAGGTGAAGGTGTCAATCTCTGGCCCTGCTGGGCCGCTGAACTTGCTTGCGGTAGTGGTGGCTTCATGCACCATGCCTGCCGCATCGCGAATGCTTGGGGTGAAGCTCTCAACAGAGCAGTCGTCGCGCTTCTTGATCCGCGCAACGGTGACATTGATTGGCTTGCCAGCTTCTGCCACGATCTTAAAGTTCTCGGGCGACCATTCAATGATCGCGCGGTCAAACCAACCGAACTTGTCGGCTAACGTGTAGCTGCCGCCTAATGCAGCAACACTGGCAGCAACTGCACCGATAGCCTTGGTTATGTCGATCACGGCTGCTCCTTACATCGTTGCTCCCGATGCAGCAGGGACCGTCGTGATTTCGATCGCCACGTTTTGCGCAAGGCTTAGTGGTTGTCCGCAATCGGCGCAGGTGTCTGCGTCGATCTCGGACTGATCCAGGTCGTAGCCGCACGCACCGCAGAAAACTTCTACGGCGTGTGCGGGTTCGATGCTGCCGTCAGGCAGCGTCCGTGACGGGCTTTGCAGCTTCATCGGTCTTTGCCATTTCGGGCATTGGGATTTGTGGCTGCACTTCACCGTGGATGGCGTTGACAATCTGAAACACTTCGCCGTAGGGGCGAGTACCCAGGTATTGCAGGATGCCGTTCACGAGTTGCAGGCTGACTTTGACTTCTTCATTCATGGATTTTTCTCCAAAGCATCGCTGAAATGGGGCAGCGATGGAACCCCTTGAACATTATGCCGCAGGTGCCCAAGGCAACGGTGTGTTTTCAGGGCTTACAGGAGGAGTAATCATGCTGTCGATCTGGCCCTGCACACAGGCTTGTGCGCTTGCAATATCAGACTCAGGAATCCAACCAATGACGATGGCTTCTGTCAATTGATCGTAGGGGATGAATGCGCCCTCTTGGTCAGCAGAGTTGAACTGCGTGTTGCCACCGATGGATGCGGTGTTTGCGCCGTCTACGCCAGTGACTTCCCAGAGGGCGTTCACAACGTAGTTAGGGTCTGGCTGTTGTAGTGTGTACATCGCCGTGATGCGGGTTGTAAAAGTGGTCATTTTAGTTTCCTTTAAACTGGTGGGTTAGGGTCATACGGCACGGGCGATGTCTGAGTCCAAGCGTATGTAGCAATGCTCAAGTAATAAGCCTCATCCAATACTGTTGATGCTTGTGGGTCATTGGGTACTAGGACGCAACGCCAGTAGGTTGACGAGATGACAACGCCATCCTTGAGAACATCGGTAGTCTTGCGAACACCAATGCAACCATTAGGTTGAATGTCAAACTGAGAGATGTAAACGATTTCAGATAAAGCCATGATTGTTTCCTTTTAAGTTAAGTGCCTGACTAAGCCATACGACCCAGTTATGTTGTGTAAGTTATTGTTCCAGCTATTCGTGTGCCATTTTTTAAAAGATTTGGGACGTTAGTAATAGTTACAGCGGCAGTTGAAACGCAAGCAAGAGAAATTGTAGTTGCCCCACTATCAATTCCTGCATATATACTAGACACAGCCGTATTAAGGTCTTGAAACCAACTTACAGAAGGGCCACCAAATCTAGCCATCCCTGCTGGACTGTTGGTTGCTGTAAATGGTGCGCCTAAAATAGAAGTATTAGACCCTGTGCCAATAGTATTGATGGTCATGTCAAAAGCCAATGTGACAAGCCTACCAACTTTTGTATACAAACCCGATTGAACTGAGTATGTAGCAGTTCCACCAACACTAGGCGTCCAAGTCCCCTCCTCATAGTCATCCAGAGTGTTGGCGTTGGCAGAGGCCGTTTGGCTTGCGGCAAACCTGATTGCGTTCACCCCGTCTGTTGACATATTTAAGATATTGCCAATGCCTGACTTGTCTGAGTTGAAGAACAAATTGTCAGTAATACCCTGCAACGTAATTGTCTGGTTGCTTAAAGGGTAAGTATTTAGGACTTGTGCAGTTGCACCGCAGTTGTAATAGTTAATTTGACCTGACGAACTTGCGGCATTTGGCAAGCTAATTCTTGTCATTGGATAAAAATCGCCAGTGTTACTAAAGTAACCACGCATATTTCCATCACCGTCAGAGAACACAATGTAGTTGCTACCCGTTGCTGAGATAGGCCCAGTATTTCCATCGTACCGACCGAGAATGACGTTCTTAGTCCCTGATGTAACCGCGTTTCCAGAGGCTCTACCAATGAACGTGTTGTCGCCACCAGTAGTAAAGTGACCAGCGTATCTGCCAATAAATGTGTTGTTGCTACCTGTGGAGTTTGTATATCCAGCAACTTGTCCGATGTAGACGTTTTCAGTTCCAGTGGTATTTGAATACCCTGCCTGATAGCCCACAGCCGTGTTGTTAGATGCTGTGGTGCTGAGGAAAAGCGATTCCTGACCAACTGCTACATTGTTTGAGCCTGTTGTGTTTGTATACAGCGCCTGAACTCCAAAGCCAGCATTTTTAGCTCCGCTAGTGTTGTAGTACATGGCTTGATAGCCCATGCCAGTGTTGTAACTTGCGGCGTTGGTATACAAAGCTTGATAGCCAACTGCTGAACTACCAGATGTTATGGTGTTTGATAGCAAAGCCTGACGACCAATAGCAACGTTATTTGAGCCAGAAGTGTTGTTGCGGTTGGCTTGGTAACCAATTGCCACGTTGTCAGAGCCTGCCGCATTGTTGGTTTGCAGAGCCTGATACCCTAAAGCAACGTTATTTGCGCCAGTTGTGTTGTCAAGCATTGCCTGATAACCTACAGCAGTGTTATTGGAGGCTGTGGTGTTGTTTTGTAGTGCGTAGTTGCCCAATGCGGTATTGTTGTTTCCCGAAGTCAAACTGTATAAAGCAAGAACACCTAAACCTGCATTGTCGCCACCAGTTGATGTTGAATTTGGGCCTGTGGCATAACCAACATAAGTGTTGTTTACTCCAGTAGTTGTACCGTAGCCAGTCTGATACCCCAAGAATGTGTTGTTGGTGTTTGTTCCAGTAGCGGCATTAAAAGAGTATCCAGCACGATAGCCTAAATAGACATTGTTGGTATCTGTAGTTGCGCTGTAACCTGCTTGCGTACCGATGGCGGTACTTCTTTGCCCAGTTGTGTTTGCATTTAACGACTGGTGACCAAAGGCAACATTATTGGCTCCTGTTGTATTAAATTGTAGCGCCCCCACACCAAAAGCGTTGTTGTTGCTTGCAGTGGTGTTGGAGTAGAGAGCATCACGGCCAAGCGCGGTGTTGTTCCCGCCAGTTGTATTAACCGTAAGTGCGCCGTACCCAACCGCAGAGTTATTGCCCCCAGTAGTGTTGTTTTCAAGAGCCGATCGACCAAGAGCCGAATTTGCACTACCTGTAGTGTTGGCATACAGCGATGTTCTGCCTAATGCAGTGTTGTAGTTCCCACTGGTGTTGGCTTGGAGTGCAAAGTAACCAAAACCAGAATTATCGATACCCGTCGTATTAGCCGCCAAAGCACTAGCACCCACCGCAGTATTGGTAGACACAGCACCCGCACCACGACCAACAGTCAGACCATAGATGTTGGCGTCCAGGCCAACAAACAGCTTCTTCGCGATGCCCACACCGCCATCAGTCTGGATTGAGCCAGTGGTCGTGCTGCTGGAGTCAGTCGTGCTGTCCACAGTTAACGCGCCGGTCAGCGTCTGAGCGCCACCAATGGTCGCGTTGCCGGCCAGGAACAAGTTGCGAGGACGTGTTGCACCCGACGCACCAATGTCGTAGGTGTTGTCGGTGAAGATCAAATTGCTGGTAATCGTGCTGTTGATGGTCAGCGTGTCAGTAGACGCATCGCCCACGGTCACGTTGCCGTTCAAGTTCACACCACCAGTCAAGGTCAGCGTACCGCCAACGGACAAGTTGCCGCCCACAGTGGCAGCACCGGCCAAGAATAGGTTGCGGGGGCGCGTGGCCCCTGATGCACCAATGTCGTAGGTGTTGTCCGTGAATATCAGGTTGCTGCCGATCGTGCCAGGCACAGTGATGATGTCACCAGCTGCGTTGCCCAGGGCAACAGTGCCATCCAAGGTGGTCGCGCCAGACGCGTTGAGCGTGGTCACCCGTGCAGAAGAAGCCGTTGTGGCTCCCAGGGTCGTGTTGTCAATCGTGCCGCCCAGGATGTTGACAAAGTCAAACATCTGAATGACGCTGGTGCCATTCACATACAAGTGCGCCTTGCGGCCATTGGGAACAGTGATACCAGTGCCGGCCGAGGTCTTGACCGTGATGCTTTGGCCACCGGTCGTGTTGTTCTGAACGATGTACTGCTTCTGGATGGTAGGAACTATCAGCTCGCGCGTCTGCGTGAGCGAGCCAAAAGTGGATGTGACATTCAGTACCAAGCAACGCGCAGCCTGCGAGGCATTGCTGTTTGTGATAGTGATGGTCAGGTTGGCGTCAGACGTGTAGTCAGGATTGCCAAGTCCAATGACAGCCTGCTCAAACGCAGTGCCTAAGTTGGTGTTTGTGATGTCGCCCCAAGTTCCCGAGTTTTCACCCGTGGTCATCAACTCAATCTTGAGGTTGGTGGAGTAAGTACTTCCTGGCATGTTATTTCCTTTACGTTAGGACCTGGGTCCAAGTCACTGTATTTCCGTCATTGACAACGACCCAATTCGCTGACTGTGCATCATCCACATTTTGCCAGTTAGGCGTCTGATTGTCATCTATTACACTCCAAACCAGCACGGTTCCGACCTGTCCCTGTGCAGAAACTCCCGTGACAAACACACTTGCGTTGGCTGCCGTCGTGACACTGCCCACTGAGGCAGTGGCCTGGAGCCCTGTAACAGGCACATTTCCGCTTGCGTCAACCGCCACCGAGCCAATGGCCATCGTCCCAGCAACCCCGGTGACGTACACGTTGGCATCCGCCGTGTGGTCAACCGAGCCAACCTGGCCAGTGGCCTGCACGCCCGTAACAAACACGTCCGCGTTCGCGGCCACCGTGACGTTGCCAAGGGCCATCGTGCCCACGACTCCCGTGAGCGTGACGTTGGCGTCCCCTGTCATGGTGACTTGGCCAACATAGCCTATGGCTTCGACCCCGGTGACGTTTACATCCGCGTTCGCGGTGACCGTCACGCTGCCCAAGAACATCGTCGCGCTGACTCCCGTCAGCAGGACATTGGCATCCGCCGTGATGGTGACGCTTCCAACGGCCCCAGTGGCTTGAACGCCGGTGGGCAGTACATTGGCATCACCTGTGACCGAAACAGAGCCCACAGTGGCCGTAGCGGCCACGCCAGTAACGCTGACATCAGCATTGGCCTGTACAGTAACCTGTCCAACACTGGCAGTGGCCGAAACCCCCGTCAATGTGACGTTGGCATCAGCAGAAACTAAGACAGAACCAACCGCACCCGTTCCCAGGGGAAGCTCAGGTTGAGCGTTTCCCCAGGTAGACTGGCCCCAGCCTACAACTGAGTTCCAACCAGTAAAGGCAACGGTGACATCTGCCACATCACCGCCTGTTAGGCAATGCGGATGATGGCGCTGGTGGCGTCATTGGTTGGGAAGATGATGGTGAACGTGCCACTGGTGGACGTTTTTGCACCGCCAAAGTCCAAAACGCAGACAGTTGGGTCGCCCGCAGCCGTGTCGTTGTAAATCAACGCGCCATAGGCCGTGATCGTCGCAGCAGTGAACGACAAGTCAGCAAAGTCCGTGAAGGCAGTCGTGCCTGTGGACGTCGGCGTGACGTTGGTCAGCGCGCCGCCACCAGCAGAATACGAGCCTGATGCAGCCACCTCATTGGTGGCCGTATAGGCGGTCGTTGCTGCAGTGAACGAGGCACTGTTGTCATACAAAGCCAGCTTGAACGTATTGCCCGTGCCGGTTGTGAAGTTGTGTACACCTTTCATCAGCTCCACTTTGAAGCTGGTGCACATAAAATTGCCTGAAAATGCCATTTTTAATCCCCTAACAAATGAATCAAGTCGGGGTGACCTGCCTCGCGCAAGCGCAGGGCGATAGTTGCTCGGTCCTGTTCAACCGCCTCTCTCAGGTAAAACGCCACGACTTGCTTGACGTTCTCTTTAAAAGCTCTGGCCTGGGCCTGCACCGCCGGGTGCGACTGGTCCCCAACATAGATGATCTTGTCAGCAGCGCGCGCAGCCAACTCTTCCGTTGTCCAGCCGCGCTTTTGCGT